TAGCGGTCTCCGGCGTTATCCGACGTCTTCCGCGTATCCACGTGCTTCAAGGGACTGGTAGGTGCGCCGGTGATTGCCATCCGCAGGATAGGCGTCGCCGTGCCTGACAATCTGGAGCAGTGCGCTCTTTTGCGCGTAGGTGAGTCGCCGGACGCTCATTTCAACGCCTCCGTCCGCGCGGCAGTGATCGCCAACCACGCAAGCCGCCGATACTGCTCTTTCGCGTCAGGGTTCAACTTCGACCACAACGGCTCCACCTCCTCGAAGCCCTGCCCCGACGTACCGGTATAGACGGCGAGCGCCGCCGCGTCGATCTCCCTATCGGTGATCTTGCGGCATACGCCGGCCCTGTACGCCTTGCGCGACGCGAGGCACTGGCCGAGACTGGTGATGCCGGTCGGGCGCTCGCCGTTGTCTGGGTAGGGGTAGCGTTCCTCGATCTCGTTGGTGATGATGCTCATCGTGTTCCCTCCATCGATTCGTATGCTTCAAGTACTTCCGTCAGGCAGCGTTCTTTGATGGAGGTCGTTTGGATCAGCGGGTTGTTTCCTTGCAGCGTGGCGTCGAGTTGTGCCTGGCGTATGTCGGCGAGCTGGGTTTCGAGCCATTGGTGGAAGCTCATCGTGGTTCCTTTCCTGTGTGGTCGTCGGCCCTTGTGGTGGTGTGCATGCTTACCAGTCCTTTTCGAGTTCTTGGCAGTCGGGGCAGATGGATGACGTGGTGTCGGTGAGCGGTGCGCCGCAGATCGCGCAGATGGTCGGATCGTTGGCCGGTTCGGGTCGGTGGGCTGCTTCCAGGAGGCGGCGGATGAGTTCGATGGTCTGCGGGGCGGGGGTTGTGGTGTGGGTGCTCATTGCTTGTCCTTGAGTTTGATGTGTTCCCAGTCGCATGACGCTCCGCCGGAGTCGGAGAAGCATCGGACGGCCGCGCTGCCGTCGGGCAGTTCGTACCAGCGGACGTATCCGGGGTCGGGGTTGTTCACGGTGCCCTGGCCGCAGCCTTTGGGTGTTTCTCCGCATGCCGTGAGCGCGAGGATGGCGAGGATCGACGTGAGGGTTGCGGGTATTCGTTTGCGGGGGTTCATGATCGGGCTCCTTGGATGCCGGCTCGCATGATGTCGAGGTAGTTGGCGTAGTCGTTGCGGTCTCGGCGGATGCAGTCTTGGACTCGGTGGGTGCCTGCGTGGTTTTGGTAGGGGTCGCGGTCGAGGGCTAGGTCGCTGATCCGGTAGGTGCTGAGGTCGAGTTTTCTGTGGTTGGTGAGCTGGCGGAGCCAGTCGGGGTGGAGATGGGGGCCGAGTTGGTTGGTGAGTACGTCGATGTCGTAGTCCACGTTGGTGCCGGCCGGGTGGAGCACGTACTGGGATGCCTCGGTGTCGAGGAATGCGCCGAGGTTGCGGGCGACGTTCGCGTATCCGAATTCTTCGGGTTCGGTTTCCATGACGGTGTCCAGTAGCCCGTTGTCGAGGTGCATGCGCAGCACCTTGGGGTCGAGGTCGTAGAGGCTCACATGGTCGGGACGGACGGGGAGGATGAACCGGTCGCCGTCTTCGGTGCCGTCGAGGTTGGTGACGATCATGCCGATTTCGAGGATTTTCGCGTCGGTGCGGCTGATGCCGGTGGTTTCCAGGTCGATCCACAGCAGCTTGTGCGGCTTGCGTGGTGGTGTCGGCGGGTCGAGTGGGATGGTCTGGCCGCCTACGGTCGTGGTCTTGGTGGTGTTCATTCTTGGGTTCCTTTCTTGGTTTCCTTGATGTCGGGGATGTAGTCGGGCTGGTCCGAGGGTGGTTCGGCCGGGGTGCGGGTGCCGTCCGCGTTGAGCTGCTGCCAGCCGCCGGTGCGGTAGTAGACGGGGATGGTGGCGGGGTCTTTGCCCATGTGGACGAGGTAGCCGAGCCGGTAGGCGCGCTTGGGGTGGGCGTGGACCCATCCGTGGCATCCTGTGGTGCCGCTGCCGCAGAGTTGGAGCAGGTTTTCGGGCTGGTGGAGCCGGTCGAACGGGTGGCTTCGCGGTTCCCTGTGGTGGATGCTGTCTCCGCTCCAGTGGCTGCCGGTTTCCCGGTCGCAGATGGCGCATCGGTATCGGTCTCGCCGTTGTACGGTGCGGCGGGTTTCGTCGGTGGGTTTGGTGCTCATCTCTGGGCCTTTCGTTGGCATTCGTTGATGATTTCCTTGGCTTTTTGTTCCGGGTTGATGCCGGTTTTTACGCAGGCCCAGAAGTCGGTTCTCATCGCGTCGGTGAAGGTGCCGGCCGGTACGTGGTCTCGGATGTGGCCGGTGATCCACCGGTCGTCGATGACGGTGCCGTCGGGCAGCGCGTGCCGGTAGGGTTTCGGCTGGTCGGGCATGGTGTCCGTGTATGCGCCTTGGCGCAGCCATCGGCTCATGTTGGGCGCGTATTTGGGTTCGTCGATGGTTTTGGCGTAGGCGATGACGCTGCCGATGAGCTGTCTGGGGTCGGCCGGCGGCCGGCCTGCGACGCCTTGGATGGCGAGGTTCCACGCCTTTTCGGCTTCGTTTTTGCTGCCGGTGTGGCGTGGGTAGGCGTTCCATGCGGTCTCGAACTGGTCTTCGAGCATCCTGGCCTCGAGTTCGGCCATGGTGGTGCGCTCCGGCTTCGACTCGGACGCCGGTGTCGGTGTCGGCGTCGGCGCGGAGGGGTTGGGGGAGGTTATATCGGTGTGGGAATAGGTATAGGTAAGGGTGCTTCGTTTTTGCTTGCCGGTTTGCTTCGCGTTTGCTTCACCTTTTGCTTCGGCAAGTGCTTCACCTTTTGCTTCGTCCGGTTGAAGCATTTGCTTCGCGTTTGCTTCACTGTTGCTTGAGGCGTTTGCTTCGTTTTTGCTTCGTCTCGAGCGGCCGGACGCCTTGCCTCCGGCACGGCCGGCGCGGGCGCGTTTTTCCTGTAGTTCCTTGGTGGCCGCGTACTTGCAGAGCATGGTGCCGTCCGGGTTGGCGGCGACGATCTCGAACACGTCCGGCTCGGTTTCGCGCCACAGGCCGGCGTCCACGAGCTGGCGGGCGAGCTTCGGGCTGCCGCCGAGCTTCCTGACGCGCTGCATGGTGATGGCCCCGTCGTAGTCGCCGTGGCGCAGTTGGCGGCCGACGTAGCTGCCGGCCATCGTCCACAGGCCCATCGCGGACAATGGAAGCTCCTCGCATTGCGGGGCGTCGTAGATGCCGTCGTCGATCATGAACCAAGTCATGGTTGAACCTCTCTCAATGTGATGGGTTATTTGATCTCGCCGGTGTTCGGATCGACGGCCTCCCCGCTGTCGGTCTCGTCCGCATCGTCGTCGGGATCGGGATAGTCGGGCGCGCTTTCCTCGAACGTGGCGAGGCTGTCGTGGAGGTTGTCGTACAGGACCGCGCGGCGTGCGTCCTTCGGATAGGTGAGCAGCCGGTTGATGACCTCGGCGCAGTCGATGATGTGCTGCGCGAGCGCGTCCGTGTCGTACACGGCCTCGGTGTACGGGTCGATCTGGTGGAACTTGTCGAGGTAGGCGTCTTTGGTTTCGAGCTGCATCTTGTGGTTGACCGCGCGGCGGAAGTCCACGGCCGCCTGCTTGATCTTCGCGCACGAGCTGTTGAAGTCCAGCAGGCTCAGCGGGCTCATTTCGTCGGGTATGAGCGCGTCCTGGACAAGGTTCGAGTCTTTTTTCTTTGCCGTGAGGGTGTCCTTTCTAGAATTCCGGGTCGCCGGTGTCGGCGGCGAACATGTCCGGCGTGTGGCCGCTGCCGCCGTTGGCCCACGGGTCGGGCGCCGGCGGGGGGGGTGGCTG